TGATGATGGTTTAGGTGAGATTGAAAAAAGAATAGAAGCGTTAGAAACTTCTGTGTCTTACATGAACAAGACGATTGATGAAACTATTTTAATTAAGATTGATAGTCAGTCTAACAAAGTCGAAGCAATCAAGTCTGATATGTCAGGTATGAAAGCTGATATCGAAAGTGTTAAGACTGATATCAAAATATTTAAAGAAGAGAATAAGAATCCTTTAGCTGGATAATTACTTTAAAACATTTAACTCTCTTTGAAAATAATTATGTAAGTCTCCCATCTTTGACTTACCGTTACGGAGGATTGTTTTGATTACGTCTCTCTCATCTAGAGGGAATATCTCATCAACCATATCCTCCGGTAACATACTGAACTCTGTAACTATATCATTGTTGCGTGTAAGAAGCACTTTAAAACTTACTAAGTTTGCTTCGTTCTTATTAACCATTATCACTCTCCAAGTTTGCAAAGGTTATCTTATCCTGTCTACCACGTAGTCCTGCTTTCATATAAGAAGTAGCACGACCTTCAAAGAAGTTCTGATGTTCAACACCCATTACTTCATCCAACCACACAAGAGGATTCTCACGCTGGTCATAGTTTGTTTTTAATCCTAGCTGGAGCAGTCTTCTATCAGCTATATATCTATTATAAGCGTACATATCTTTCTTGGTAAGACCTTCAAGGTCTCCCATATCAAACACTAGGTCTAAGAATTTATCTTCTAGTAATACCATTGTTCGACATATATCATAGAGTTCTGCTTTAAAATCATCTGTCCATATATCTAGGTTCTCTTGAATAAACTCTCTAAATAATTTAGTCATAGCTTCAACATGCATAGACTCATCTCGTATAGAGTAAGTGACTATCTGCCCCATCCCTTTCATACGACCAAAACGTGGGAAGTTTAATAAGATTGCAAAGCTAGAGAACAACTGTAGTCCTTCTGTAAAGGCTGAGTAAACTGCTAAAGTTTTTGCAATGCTTTTTTTATCAGCCTTAGTTGTCTTAAGATTACGGACATACTCATGTTTGTCTGCCATTTCTTCGTACTCGGAAAAAGCTTTGTATTCTATCTCAGGCATACCGACTGTATCAAGCAGTAAACTATAAGCATGTTGATGAATAGATTCCATGTTAGCAAACGAACCCATCATCATTCTAGCTTCCGGCTTTCTAAAGATACGCATGTATCTATCAACATATCCTGCACCTACGTCAACATCCGATTGAGTAAACAATCTAAAAATTTGGGTAAGTAAATTCTTTTCTTTTGAATTTAACTCTTGCCAATCTTTTACATCTGTGTGTAAAGGTACTGACTCCGGCATCCAATGCATTTGGTTTTGTAAGACATAGTAGTCAAACATCCACGGATTGTCAAAAGGTTTGTAGTAATCTCTGGTATCCAATAAGCTCATCTGTTCTCCTCGTTAAATCTCTTAACTAAATATTTAAAATTTTCAATTACGTATCCTGCGTAATCTTTTGTTTTTGCGAATGGATTATTATTTTCATCACAATAATCTAACCACATCCTACTTGTAAAGCCAGAAAACTTCTGACTAAACACCTTGTCAAATTCTGATTGTTTCATATTAATCCTTTGGTAAATAAATTATTACAGCCGAGTTACATTTAGGACAACTTAAATTAGTTTCCATAATGTATTCATCGTTTTCATCTTCTATATCGTGATCTCCACCCCAGATTAATTCTGTTCCACAATGCCAACAGTTCATATTATCCCTCACATGCGATACATTCAGCATCGTCTAATTTAATACGTTGTACTTTAGTGTTTACGTTCTCTGCATTACGAGCAGCATTAGTTCTAAAGTAATACAAAGATTTAAGTTTGTTCATCCCATACCAGTGCACATCATTGACGTATTGCATGTACTCATCGTGTACTTCCTGTGGCTCTGTAGCTGTAGGTATAGTAAAGAAAAGATTAACTGATTGTGCTTGACAAATAAACTCTTGTCGTTTAGCAGCGTGTTCTATAATCCATATCTGATCTATCTCATTAGCAGTCTTGAATATTTCTTTTTCATCATCTGTAAGAATATCAAGGTGCTGTACTGAACCCTCGTTACCTGCAATGTCTTTCCATAAAGCAGTAAGCTCATCTTTCTTTAATCCTTTATCCTTTAGAATTTCTGCTAGGTATTTGTTCTTAACTTGGAACGAGCCTGAGAGAGTTTTGTGCGTATAAACATTAGCCCTGTATGGCTCAATCGAAGGAGATGTCCCACCACATATGATACTAGAAGAAGCATTAGGAGCAACAGCGAGTAGATGAGCATTACGCCTACCACTACCACTGACATCAGGTGACTCACCACGTTCATCAGCAAGTCGTTCAGTTGCTCTAAGCGAATGTCTCTTAATGTGTTTAAATGCTTTGTAATTAAAGCCCGTAGCGAAGATACCCTCAAAAGGAATGCTGCGTGATTGGAGATACGAATGGAAGCCCATCGCACCAAGACCCAACGACCTTTCTCTGTAAGCAGAGTAGGCAGATTTAAGAAACCCTTCTTTGCCCGGCTTAATATGTTTTTGAAACCTTTTAAAATTTGCATTGTATTCTCCCAAGTTATTTGTATCAACAGCGTTATCAATGTAATGTTGTAATACATTGTCAAGCATGGTAATTAAATCATCAATGAATAGAGGGTTCTCACTCCACTCATCAAAGTATTCTAAGTTTACAGAAGATAAACAACACACTGCTGTTCGTTCTTCGTTAGTAGGTAAAGTAATCTCGGAACATAGATTGCTCTGTCTGATTTCTAATCCTAAATCTTTTTGTTCTTTCGGTAATGCTTCGTTACATGTATCTATATTAACCATGTATGGCTCACCTGTCTCTGCTCTAGCATTAATGATTTGCCACCACAAGTCTCTAGCATTTACAATCTTTGTAGGTTCGTGAGTCTTAGGGTCAATCAATCTAAAGTCTGCATCTTCTTGTACAGCTTTGAGAAACTCATTGGTAATGTTGATCCCATTATGAAGATTAAGATTCTTCCTGTTGATATCACCACCAGATTCTTTACGCATGTTAATGAACTCTTCAATCTCCGGATGAGATATGTCCATGTATGCAGCATAAGAACCACGTCTTGTTGTGCCTTGATTGAAGGCTAACATCTGAGAATCTACAACATGCATGAAAGGGATTGAACCAGTAGACTTACTACCGTGAGTAGTAGAAATACCATTACTCCTAATATCTCCCCAAAATCCACCAATACCTCCACCCGAACTTGCCAACCAAATATTCTCGTCATAGTGAGCAGATAAACCATCCCTGCTATCAGGTACATAATTGAGGAAACAGCTAATAGGAAGACCACGACTTGTTCCCCCGTTACTAAGTATAGGAGTGCTAAACATGAACCAACAAGAGGAACTGTAGTGATAAAGTCTTTGAGCCAACTCAAAATCTGTGTGACCTTTGTAGGTTGCTCCGAAGACTGATGCTCTGGCAAACGCTTCTTGTGCATGTGTTTCATTCTCCCATAAGTATCTATCCTTGAGTGTGTCAAGGCTAAACTTATCTAATAGTTTTTCATTACTGTAATTAATTTTTATACCAAGATATTCCTTGATACCTACTTTATCATCTACCATTATGAGTTCTCTGTGTCGTGTACGTTAAGCATTATTATACCATAATGTAGTATTTTTAGCAAGTCTTTTCTGTTCTTTCCTTCTTTATTTCCATAACGTTTAGCGTACTTCATAATGTTACCTAGAGTAAACCCTTCTCCATGTCCAGAGTCAATGATAATATCTGTAGCTTGGTACTTGTCAGAAGCATAGTGCTCACCATATGTACCATCAATATACTCTTTTAGTTCTTGTATTAATTGTCCTTCATTAAATTTATAGTTCATCGTTTCTCCAATCATCAGGTAAAGTATCTTCACTGTACCATCTGAAGTTATTTGTTTCAGCCCATTCAGCATGGGTTCTTTTAGTTCCGTTCTTTCTCATCTTAGCTCCCGGCATAGGAGCAAATGGTTTTTGAAATAAGAATACTAACTCGTAATCCTCTACCATTTCTGTAAAAGATTCTCGTATCCATATATACTTACTGTATTCAGCATAATCCCAGAATCTTCCCTTTGCTTCTAGTAATATTATTTTACCATCAATAGTCTTTACAAAGTCTGGCTCGTAAGTATGCTGTACTACATAGTCAAGCTTATCCCAGTGATGTTTCCAATCTTGTAAAATTGTTTGATGTATATTATATTCCCAAGCACTATCATATCCTTTTGGTACGTTAGTTTTTTTGGGTCTAGGTTTTCTGGGAACTCGTCTAGGCATTTAAGTCTCCAAGAGTAATGTTGGGATTACGTTTTACTTGTTTATAAAACCACCTCAAACTGTATGCACTTAATAGAAATTTATTGTTAGCAAAGATATGGGTTTGTTCTGGTAAGAACTCATTAAGATTATTTCTATTAATCTTAGATGTATCTTCTCCATCTGGAACCATTGTTCTTAACCACTCAATTAATAAGTCTTCTGCTCTTCGTCTTAACTGTTTAGATTTTTTTTGATTCATAGTTCTTTACTAATTTCCAATAGTTTAAAATGCTGTTAAACATTTCTGTGTGTTTAGTCTGTGAGTCTCTATCCCAAATATGACAAGCGATAAGTTCTTTGTCTTTACGATCAACAAATATAGATACTCGTTCTACATCATCAAAGCCACAGCCTTGAGCATAGGCTGACAACTGCATACCATGTTCATCATAAACTAAACGAGCAGGGTCTTTGCCTTCGAGATTATCTTTGGTTTTAAAATCTACAAAGATACCAGACTTAGAATATAAGTCTATCTTACCACCATAGCCTAAGTCAGCACAGAAAGAATCTTCTGCTATCCATTCCTCATCCGGAAAGTTTTCGTCTAACCAAGCCTGTATTATTTCATAGGTTGGATTTGTTTCTTCGCCTAAGAAACCTCGTTCAATCATAGCATGTATTTTAGTGCCTTGCTCTGCAGCTTCTTGTCCTATCCTTTTAGAATCTTGTTTACATCTGTAAGCAAAATCTTCAAGGGATTCATCTTCTTCTTTCTCTAAGGTAAGAGCAGAGTTTAATGCTTGGTTGATCTTCCAGTTTTCTAATCCGGGCTTGGCTACCATACTTAATACAGTAGTCACTGATGGTACTAAGTTATCTTTCTTGGCATCACGTAATGTAGTGTTACGTTCTTTACCGTTAGCACCTATAACGGTGTACATTGGTTCACCTTCTTGAGTATACCAATGACCTGATTCGGCTGATTTTTTCTTAGCCGACAATTTATTATATACTTCTTGGCTTGTTATGTCAATAGTTTTTTTAGATTTAGTCATATTATTTTTTATGGTTTACAAAATTTAATTTACGAGTGATTGGATTGTAGTTTAAAAGTTTAACATTTAGTTCTACCTGCTCATCACTTCTAGTTCTACCCGATCTACCGGATTTAGTTTTAACATCAATAAGAGTTGTCTCTCCATTTTTAGTAGCAATCAAATCAACTGGACCGGTACAGCCACAGTTTTTAAAAACTTCATAGCCGTTATCCCAAAGCCAAGTGACTGCATAAAACTCAGCCATATCTCCTTTACGGTTGTCAAGTGTATGATTAATGTGTTTCATATTAATTGTTCTATAGTATTTAATTTGTTTATAGAAAGATTGTAACAGTCTGTGGATACTTTCCAATTGTTTGAAGGGTCTATCTCTCCTTGCTTTAGGAAAGTAGCTTTTTTAAAATAATCTTCTTTATTTAAATACCCTAGTATCCATCCTTTAGTCATATCTTTTAAAATTCTTGTGAACACATAGACATCACATTTTTGTTTAGTATTAAGATCAGCAACTGAACATTCGTAATAATCTTTGGGAGGAGTAGTTACTCGTTTAGTTTTTACATCTATCTTTGTATTATTAAATACCATGTCATAGTCGTAAGTGTTAGATATTTCTATACCTAAAAATTTAGAAACAATTATTTCTCCTAGAAATCCGTGTATGTTTCCCTGTCCTTTTGTGATAGAATTTTTTAACTGACCCATTTCTTCTGCAAGGATATTTGCTTTTGTTATATCCTCTGGTGTTATATTAATGTGTATCACTCCAATTACCTCCTACTTTATATTCGCCATCCATTGGACAGCGTAGATTAAAATGTTCACCTGCTTCTATAATACTTTTTACTGCTAACTCTCCGACAAAATCTGCTTGAGATTCTTTGACTTCTATCTGCCACTCATCATGGATGTTAGCAACAAATCTATAATCAATTGTATTAAGTCTTAACAAACTATCTAAGTTTACTAATGCTTTCTTCATTAAGATTGCACCAGCTCCTTGAAGCAAGGTGTTAAGTGCAGCATGTTTATTTCTTATGTATAGCTTTCTACCATCTAATCCTTTGAGGTAATTTTTTGAAGCTGCTCTGTCAACTCGTTCCTTAAGAGACTTGTATGTTGGGAGACTACTAAGAAAGCGTTCTCGCAACTTCTTACCTTCTGCTCTGCTTCCTTTAATGATGCTTCCAATCTTCTCATCTCCTGCTCCGTAAACGAGTGCGTAGATGAAAGTTTTAGCCTGATCTCTTGATTTAAGTCCAGCAAAGTTTTTGTTAGTCGTGTGAATGTCTCCATTAATAATTTCATTTATGTACTCCTTATCATCCATGTAATGTGCTAACATGCGTAGCTCTAATCCACTTGCATCTACACCTACAAGCTTATGTCCTTCTGGTACAGTCCAACAGGCTCGACATTCTTTACCATAAGGACTATGAACAGAAGGAACTTGTGCAACGTTAGGGTTTCTATGTGTCATTCTTCCGGTGATAGTACCATTGGGAATAACAAAACCATGTATCCTACCATCATCCTTGACAGCTTCTACCCACGAATCAATCTGAGCTATACGCTTTTGCAGTAATAAAAAATCTGCTATAAGTTTTGCTTCATGGATATGAGTTATCTTAGATAATGTTTTCTCATCTACAATAGGTTGACCAGTAGGTGTAAATCTATCTGGCTTCCAACCAAAGTCTATAAGATATTCTCCAATCTGTTTACGAGAACCAAGATTAAA